GAAGCGAACGCAGACGAGACTCTCGCTGACGACACCATCGCAGCAGACGTTCAAGCACTCATCACCATCTCTGCACAACCTACCGCACAGACCACCGTCAGCGGTGCAGCAACCTTCAGCGTTACTGCTTCCTGTGACAACAGCGGCACGGTTACCTATCAGTGGCAGAAGAAACTTGCTGGTGGCAGCCGCTGGACCAACGTCAGTGGTGCAACTTCTGCATCCCTGGTCCTTGCAGGTCAAACCGCAGATGAGGATGGTGACCAGTATCGCGTCAAACTGAATGCAGACGTTGGTGCTCCTGAAGTCATCTCTACTGCAGTTGCTCTGACATTCGGCACCTGATAGCATGCAATAAATTATGAGATTCGATGAACTGAATGAAGACAATTACGTCTACTTCGCTATTCGTAACTACCACAATCCTTCTTCAGTTCTAATTGAAGACTTTGAGGATGACATGAAACGCTTCAAGTATTTGAAGCGTCTCTTTAAGAGATACCTTAGAGGGGGTCCATGCAGGACCCACCTCATTATCAATCATTTGATTGTACTTTATAATGTCTTTGATGACGCAGCAACTCCATTGCTGTTCTTTCGTTTAGAAAGAGAGTACTGGATGGTGTTGAAAACTTTTTTAGTGTTTTTGAATAGATACCCGCAAGGATTTCTCCCTGATTTAGAATCGGATATCAACGTAGATAAAGAGTTGCAAGAACTATGATTAACGAAGAACCTACAATGAGTGCTGGTAACGGTGGTTTCACTGGTGCCGCTGCCCCCACTGGTCCTAATGCGGGTCTTGACCCCATGCTGGGCAAGGGTAAGGTTCGTCGCAAAAAGAAAAAGTGTGACGAAGAAGTAGACCGCCATAATCATACTCCCAACCGCTTGCTTCAGTATAAGGTTTCTATTCCTGAAGTAGGCGATACTATTATCTACGCACAGTCTCCTGCAGAGTTGATGCAGAAGATGCGTCTCTTGGTTAACCCCAGGTACAGGGGTGATGTAAAGATTGAGAGAATCATGCCTGGTGAGGCAGCAAAGTTCTTCATGGACAAGCGTTCAAAGGCACTTGCTCGTAAGAGATTCGATGAGTCCGTTGAAATCGCTGAGCAAGATGACAAGCAGATGAAGCAGCAGCAAGCAAACTTGAAGATGCAGATGCTGAAGAAGAATGTCGAGCTCAAGAAGCAAGAACTTCAAAAGAACATGCAGAAGAAGTTGGCAAACATCAAACAGAAATCTCGTGTTGGTGCTGACCAATCAAACCTTGGTGAGTCTTCTGGTGGTAACATTGATGCCATCAAAGAGATTGCACAGTCTGGTGAAGCTGGAATGGTACAGTTCCAGAAGGGTGGAGCAGCAAGAATGTCTCCCCAATTGGCTAAACAAATTTGGGATGCTTATGAGTCCCTTGGCAAGCAGAAGAATCGTGCCAAGTTTAGTAATGCCGCAAATGAATCAGAAGCTTCCTTTCAAAGAATTCTGAATTTCATTGGCGGAGAAGAGTAATGGCATTTGGTCTTGGTAAATTAGCAGTTCTTGAATCCAAACTCGATATTTATGAAGACCTGTCCAAGGAGATGTTGGACAAGTTAGAGCGTGCTGTAACTACTATCTCCGAGAATAGTAATAAGATTGCTATCGTCCTGGAGCGTCACGAGAATAGACTTGACGAGGGCGACAAAGCAAACCAAGCAATCATCAAGATGGTCACTGACCATCAGAAATATGATGAGAAGATGTTTAATAACTTTGCAGAGAAGTTAGAGACTCTAGAGAAGAAGGTAGACGATAATCAAAAGATGCTCTGGATGGTCACCATGAGTGCTGGTGCAGTTATCTTTGTATTACAGATGCTGCCACAACTGGGATTGGAGTTGACACCCAAGTCGAATTCTGCTACTATAGATAAACCCGCAGTAGCACATGAGTTTCATCGAGACGAAATACGTCACCCTACTGTCTAGTAGGTTAGATAAGTTCGCCCGTAAGAAGGACGGTCTGTGGAACTTCCGATGTCCTTACTGTGGTGACTCTCAGAAGCACAAGAACAAAGCACGAGGATACTTCTATTACAAGAGGTCCGACGTGGTGTTCAAGTGCCATAACTGTGGGGTTGGTAGGTCTCTTGCTAACTTCCTGAAGGACCATGCCATGGACTTGCATGACGAATATGTCATGGAACGTTACAAGGAAGGTTTGACGGGTAAGGGTAGAAACACTCCCGAACCTAAGTTTGAGTTTAAGAAACCGAAATTTGTATCAAACCCGACAGGTCTTACAAAGATTACAGACCTAAATAACTCTCACCCAGCAGTTCGATACCTCAAGCAAAGACAGATTCCAGAGGACAAATTAAAAGACCTCTACTATGTTGAGCGTTGGCAACAGTGGGTTAATTCACAGAAGAAAACGTACAGTCAATCTTCAATGCGCTATGACCATCCGCGCATCGTCATACCACTCATCGCCCCTAACGGTGAGTGGTTTGGTTTTCAGGGCAGGTCTCTGGATAAGAATGATAAAATGCGGTACGTTACTATCATGCTCGACGAAGAGCAACCTAAAATTTATGGATTGGACAAACTCGATGCAACCCGAAGAATCTACATTACAGAAGGACCTTTCGACAGCACGTTCATTCGCAATGCGTGTGCTATGTGCGGAAGTGACGTTCACCTTGATAGTGGGATTTATAGCAATATTGTCTATATCTACGATAACGAACCACGAAATAAACAAATTTGTGACCGAATCGCAAAAGCAATCGCAGACGGTGAACAAGTAGTAATCTGGCCAAAAGGCATTGAAGAGAAAGATATCAACGACATGGTTCTTTCTGGACACGACGTACAGAATCTGGTAGAATCTAACGTCTACACAGGTTTGCAAGCAACCCTCAAATTAAACGACTGGAAAAGAGTATGAGCAACGGTATCAAAGTAGTCAAACGCAATGGTGTTACCGAACCAATTAACCTAGATAAGATTCACAAGATGGTAGAGCATGCCTGCTACGGTCTTGGTGGTGTTTCTTCTTCCCTCGTGGAGATGAATTCAGGCATTCAGTTTTATGATGGTATCAAAACGAGCGATATTCAAGAGATTCTTATTCGCTCTGCCAATGATTTGATTAGTTTGGACGCACCCAACTACCAGTTTGTTGCTGCACGTCTTCTCCTGTTTGGTCTCCGTAAGCAAGTGTACGGTGAGCACCCTGAGAATCGTCCACCTTTGATGGACCATGTGTTGCGTTGTATCACTGAGGGTGTGTACGATGATGAAATTCTGCAGAAGTATGATGCACAGGAGTGGCAGAAGATTGACTCTTTCATTGACCACGAACGTGACTTTCTCTTCACATATGCTGGTTTGCGTCAGGTAGCAGATAAATATCTCGTACAGGACCGCAGCAATGGTTACCTGTACGAGACTCCTCAACTCATGTATATCATGATTGCCGCGACCCTCTTTGCGGATTATCCTAAAGAGGAACGATTGGGTTATGTAAAACGATACTACAATGCAATCTCCAAACACAAAATCAACATTCCAACGCCCGTCATGGCAGGGGTGCGAACACCTCTCCGACAGTTTGCGTCTTGTGTTCTTGTTGATAGTGATGACACCCTCGACAGCATCTTTAGCAGTGACATGGCTATTGGTCGCTATGTTGCACAACGCGCTGGAATCGGCATTAACGCAGGGAGAATTCGTGGCATCAACAGTAAGATACGAGGCGGCGAGGTACAACACACAGGTGTGGTCCCCTTCCTTAAAAAGTTTGAGGCAACTGTCCGATGCTGTACACAAAACGGCATCCGAGGTGGTTCAGCGACAGTTCACTTTCCTATCTGGCATCAAGAAATCCAAGACATCATCGTCCTCAAAAACAACAAAGGCACCGAAGACAACCGTGTAAGGAAACTGGATTACTCTATCCAGATTTCCAAACTATTCTATGAGCGTTTCATTAAGAATGAGCATATTACTCTTTTCTCTCCTCATGACGTGCCTGGTCTCTACGACGCTTTTGGTACTGATGGTTTCGACGATTTATACCGCGCATATGAGGGAGACCCTGATGTTCCTCAGAAAGCAGTTCCTGCTCAAGAGTTAATTCTTGACCTGCTGAAGGAACGTGCTGAGACTGGTCGTCTGTACATCATGAACATCGACCATTGCAACAGCCACTCCTCATTCAAGGACAAGGTGAACATGAGTAATCTGTGTCAGGAAATTACTCTGCCTACGGAACCTCTTCAGCACATCGATGGTGAAGGTGAGATTGCCCTGTGTATTCTGTCTGCCATCAACGTGGGTAAACTGAAGAGTGTCGATGAACTGGAAGAACTCTGTGACCTTGCTGTACGCGGTCTGGAAGAACTGATTGACTATCAAGAGTATCCTATTGACGCTGCCCGCCGCAGCACCCTTGCACGTCGTTCTCTGGGTATTGGATACATTGGTCTTGCTCATTATCTTGCTAAGAATGGTGAGCATTATGATGACCCGACAGCATGGAAACTGGTACATCAACTGACCGAAGCATTCCAATACTATCTCCTGAAGGCATCCAACCAAGTTGCTAAGGAGAAAGGTGCATGTGAATACTTCAGTCGTACCAAGTATTCAGACGGTATCCTTCCTATTGATACATACAAAAAGGACGTTGACGAAATTGTCGGTAGTGAGTTAGAATATGATTGGGAAAGTCTTCGAGATTCTATCCGAGAGTTCGGACTACGACACAGCACGTTGTCCGCACAGATGCCTTCGGAGAGCAGTTCCGTTGTGTCAAACGCAACAAACGGAATCGAACCACCTAGAGACTACCTGTCCATTAAGAAGAGCAAGAAGGGACCCCTTAAACAGATTGTACCGCAGTACAATTCTCTCAAAAATAATTATACTCTACTGTGGGATATGTCTGACAATCGCGGCTATATTAACGTGGTCGCAGTCATGCAAAAGTTCTTCGACCAAGCAATCTCTGGAAACTGGTCCTACAATCCAGAGAACTATCCCGACAACGAAGTCCCAGTGTCCGTGATGGCAAACGATTTCCTAACTACATATAAGTACGGTTGGAAGACCAGCTACTATCAAAACACTTATGATGCTAAGAAGGACATTGATGTCGAAACAGCAAAGATGAACGATTTGCTGGATGAACTACTAAACGCACAGGAGGAAGAGTGTGACAGTTGCAAAGTCTGAGATTACAGGAATGACAGTTTTTAACAAAAATAAAGTAGACACAAAGAAACAACCTATGTTTTTCGGTCAACCTCTGGGAGTCCAGAGGTATGACTCTTATAAGTACCCTGTATTTGATAGACTTACACAGTCCCAGCTGGGTTACTTCTGGAGACCTGAGGAGGTCTCCCTCCAAAAAGACCGTGGAGATTATCAGTCTCTCACTCCTGAGCAAAAGCACATATTTACTTCCAATTTGAAGTATCAGATTATGCTAGACTCTGTGCAAGGTCGTGGTCCTGGTATGGCGTTTCTGCCTTACTGCTCTCTTCCTGAACTGGAAGGTGCCATGACTGCATGGGAATTCATGGAGATGATTCACTCTCGCTCTTACACGTACATCATCAAGAACGTGTATCCTGACCCGACTGAGGTCTTTGATACTATCCTTGATGAAGAAGAGATTCTTGTACGTTCTAACTCGGTCACGGAATCCTACGACGACTTCATCAATGCTGCCCACCAGTACGACAATGGTACTATGTGGGAATTGGCAGCAGAAGGTCACTTTGCTGGACAGTTTGAGCGTGTTGAGTTGAAGCGTAAACTGTATCGTGCAGTTGCTAATGTGAATATTCTAGAGGGTATTCGCTTCTATGTTTCATTCGCTTGCTCGTTTGCCTTCGGTGAAAACAAACTCATGGAAGGTAGTGCAAAGATTCTTTCTTTGATTGCTCGCGACGAGTCTCAGCACCTTGTACTTACTCAGAACATTCTGAATAAGTGGAAGGAAGGTGATGACAAAGAGATGCAGCAGATTGCAAAGGAAGAAGAAGGAAACTTCATCAACATGTTCCAACGTGCTGTTGATGAAGAACGTCGTTGGGCAACCTATCTGTTCAAAGATGGTTCCATGATTGGTCTTAACGATAAACTTCTCTGCCAGTATGTTGAGTGGGTTGCTAACCGCCGTATGAAGGCAGTGGGTCTCAAGCCTATCTATGATATTCCTGCTAAGAATAATCCACTGCCCTGGACGGAGCACTGGTTAAATAGTAAAGGACAGCAAAACGCACCTCAAGAAACGGAGATTGAATCTTATGTCATCGGAGGAATTAAACAAGATGTCAAGGGAGACACCTTCTCAGGATTTGCCCTCTGACCCTCGTAACGAGGAAGACTATGACACCTGGGAGTATGGTACTGAACCACTCCCTGGTGACCACACTTGGGAGAAACTTCCAACACAGACTGATGTTTATGATGAAGAGTCTGCTGCTGAAATGAGTAATCTTTATGATGAGATTTTGGCATCTCAAGATGCAGACTTGAATACTACACTATGGGAAATATGGGAAGCGGGCAAACAATAGTAGACGAGATTCTACCAGAGGTTCAGGCAAATTGGCTTGATGACCTTTGTAAATCCACAGAGTTTCCCTGGTACTACATGTCCAATCCTACCTATGAGGGTGCTCAGGGTAGGAATTCCTTTGCACACCTTGCTATGTGGGAGGGTGTACCTAGGTCTGATGTGTACAATCGTATCGAACCAATACTGAGGACTATTGCCAAAGAAGCAGAGATGGACTATAATTCTCTGTACAGGGTCAGGTTCGGTATGTACTTGCCTTGTCATGTTACAGACCCAGAGCACAATCAAATACACACTGACCACCACATGCCCCATCGGGTAGCGTTGTATTATGTTAACAATGCTGATGGACCAACGTATTTCTTTGACGACAATGATGTCTGTACAAATAAAATCGAACCCAAAAGGGGTCGATTGGTAGTGTTCGATGGCACCACTAGGCATGCATCGACATGTCCAATGGTGACAAATGTTAGAATAACATTAAATCTGAACTTCGCTACCTAAATAGTTACGTCGTTCATCTCACCCTCTCTTTCCGATGGTGAGACGCAAGTAAGTCGCGGAACGGAGCGTTCATCCCATGTTTGAATTATTACTTTACGCTTCCATCAATTGCAAAGATGCTTCTGATATGATTGGTCGTATCCGAGCAAATGATAGTGTAAGTGAATACATTCAAACTGAGGTGATTGAAACCTTAAAGGAAGCAACACCTGAGTGCAAGTGGGACGCAAACGACTGAAGGAACGGGAAGTAAAATTCTCATTTCTTTAGGAGACCTACAATGAACACACTTCAACTTATTCGCAGTCAGATTAAAAAGCAATCTGCTCTGCACGATGCACAAATCTCTCACACCGCTTATCGTGGTGTTGAGTATAATGTAAATTGTGCGGAACATAAGGATGCCCACGGCACCTTCTGCTATCGCGGTCACGTTTATAGTAAGTAAGGGACGGGGGGGCAAATGTTTAAGGTAAGACTAGAATATGGTCTTCCAGACTTTGACCCTGAAAAGCATGACCCAGAAAAATCGTTCGCGTTTTTAACTTATCGTGGTATACACTACGCTAAGTGGGTCGAACATAAATCTAGAGGCAACACAGCCTGGAAACTCACATCTTGATATCAACACAAAGCACCCTTTGGGGTGCTTTTTTTGTAGGTAGTGCTACCCTAAATAAGTTCAAACGCATAGGAGAGTCATGAAAATTTTTCTGGACTGCTCTGATACAGAAGTAGTAGCAGACGCATATGCTACTGGACTCATTGATGGGGTGACCACTAACCCCAGTCTGATTAAAAAAAGTGGTAGAGACCCAAAGGATGTTATTCAAGAACTGTCTGATATCTTTCCCTGGTCAGCATCAATTAGCGCCGAAGTCATGGGGGAGATGGCAGATGAGATGCTTGAAATGGCAGAAGACTACATTGCCATTGGTCCCAATGTGACAATCAAAGTACCTTGCACACACCAGGGTTTAATCGCCTGTAAGCGTCTGCATGAGGATGGCATCACAACTAATGTCACCCTTATCTTCAGCGCCGCTCAGGCGATTCTGGCTGCCAAAGCAGGGGCAACTTATGTGTCTCCCTTTGTCGGTCGATTGAACGACCAGTATTGGGACGGAGTACAACTGGTGGAGGAAATCTCTGATGTCTTCGCTACACATAACATTGACACCCAAGTCCTTGCTGCATCCATTCGTGATGCTGGTCAAGTCACAAAATGTTTTAGAGTGGGTGCTGATATTTGCACTATGCCTCATTCTGTCTTTTTGAAAATGTACAGCCATGCATTGACTGATGCTGGACTCGATATCTTCAGGAGGGATTGGGAAGATGCCCAGAAATTCTTTAACAAAGGATGAGATTAAGTGCAGAGTATTGAAACTCAAGCATGACTTGAACAATTTCAACCACCCCGATAAAACAGGTGACTGGCATCGGGGTGCCCATTATGAACTCGATAGGGTGCTCGATATACTTGACGAGTATCGATTCTGACACTAGAATAACTCTGTGGGGGTTCAAAGAAAATTTATAGCTTAAACTTATGAAAGTAGGTATTATTGGATTGGGTCGCATGGGCGAGGGCATGTCTCGTCGCATGATAGCAAAAGGTATCGAAGTTCACGGTTACAGAAACAACTATGAAAAAGCTTGCGAACAATATGAAAAGGGTTATATCAGTGGATGTACCACTTCTATTGAAAGCCTTGTTCAAGTAGTTAAAAGTAAAAAGAATGGCGGCATCATCCCTGGTGTCTTCATGATGGTTGTACCAGCAGAAACAGTAGAGGATACACTCAATGAGCTACTACGATATTGTAGTGAAGGAGATATTATTATTGACCATGGCAATAGCAATTTTAAGGACTCAAGGAAAAGGGCGGAACGTCTGGCAAAGTTGGGTATCCAATATCTTGACTGCGGTACTTCTGGTGGAGTTTATGGTCTGGAGCGTGGATACTGTCTTATGGTTGGTGGCGGAAAGCATGCGGTCGATGTCTGCCGTCCTATCTTCGACGCTCTCTCCCCAGGTATCTCTGCCGCCGAACGTCTCCCAGGTCGGGTTGGTTATACCCTCTACCCTGAAGAGTATGGTTGGATGTACTGTGGAGGTGCTGGAGCAGGTCACTTCGTAAAGATGGTTCACAATGGAATCGAATACGGAATCATGCAAGCATACGCCGAAGGATTTAATATCCTGCATGAAGCTAATGCTGGGGCAGCATACACTAAGGAGGGTGATGCTGAAGTTGCTCCAATGGATAACCCAGAAGATTATCAGTATGACATTGACGTTGCTAAGGTGGCTGAGCTTTGGCGTCGTGGTAGCGTGGTTGGTAGTTGGTTACTTGACCTTACCGCTGATGTACTACGGAGCGATAGAGAGCTTAGCAAGTTCGATGGGGGAGTTAGCGATAGTGGTGAGGGTCGTTGGACTTGTCACGCTGCTGTGGACCTTGGTGTACCCGCTCCTGTTATTACTAGCGCCCTCTATGCAAGATTTGAATCAAGAAGACTCGGAAACTTTACTAACCGAGTCCTCAATGGAATGCGAGCAATGTTCGGAGGACACGATGTAAGATGAAACCACTAATTCTTGTAGCATGTTTTACACCTTTAGCAATCATCTACATAATAATGAAACTATCTGTATGGATTGCAGCAGTTAACGCTGAGGTTGAATATGGGAAAATGGATGCCAAACGACCCCACGGACCCTATGTGGCAAATGCATATGAAGATGTTGATGAGGAGGACGAGGAATATTCACACCGCACAGATTATCGATGAAACACTCTACAAATGGTATTCTGAACGGGGACTAGATGTCCCCGATTGGAAACGAAAGGACCCCCAATGGTGGCTTGATTACCTAAATGAACTAGGACTTACAGAAAAAAATGAACCTCGCTGATGCCCTTGCAATCTTGGCAATACCCTTTGTATGTGCCACCATCGCATTTGGACGATATAAAGGTGAGATATCGTATTACGACTCGGACGACTATGATGGAAACGGCACCGCTCACTAAAGGTATTGTTATCTTCGGAGCGACTGGAGACCTCTGCAGAAAGAAACTAATTCCTGCACTCTATAAACTTTGGAAAAAGAAACTCATTCCAGATAACTTCCTTATCACTGGTTCTGCCAGAAGACAACCAACAGCAACACAGTGGAAAGAATCGCTTGGGGACTATCCTGAGGAGTTCATGCATCAACTAGATTACATCTCTACCGATTTAGACAATGTTGATACTCTTACTCACCTTCCTGATTACCTTCACGATAATACTTACTTCCTATCGGTTCCTCCCGAAAGGTATTCTAACGCTATTGTTAATCTTAAGGCAGCGGGTAAACTCGATGACCCTGACCACTCCCGATTGGTTATCGAGAAACCCTTTGGGTACGATTATAAATCTGCTGATTCTCTACAGTCTGTGGTGGAGCGACATCTACGCGAGAAACAAGTATATCGCATTGACCATTATCTCGGCAAAGACACTGTTAATAATCTACTTGCTACTAGGTTTAGTAATATATTTTTGGAACCACTTTGGAATCGCCAGTATGTAGACGAGGTTCAAATCTTTGCTTCGGAGACTATTGGTTGTGAGGGTCGTGCCCAGTATTATGAGACCGCTGGTGCTGTCAGGGATATGCTACAGAATCATGTTCTGCAAGTTCTTGCATTAATTGCTATGGAACCTCCCAGCAAGATGAATGCCAGGGAAATCAGACGTGAGAAGACAAAGGTACTCGCCGCCACTAGAATGAGCGAGAACATTATTCTTGGGCAGTACGATGGCTACCGTGATGAAGAGGGCGTTGATTCTAACAGTGGTACTCCTACCTATTTTGCTGGTAGTTTATTCGTCGATAACTGGCGTTGGGAAGGAGTTCCTTTTAACGTCATGACAGGCAAGAAGATGCCTTACGGTTGTGTAGAAGTTGTTATCAAACTCAAGACTCCACCGCTAAAACTTTATGAGGGAGAAGTTGGAGACCGCATTGTCATTCGCTTACAACCTAATCCTCATCTTGATATTCGTATGGACATTAAGTCGCCTGGATTCACTAACGAATTGGAACTTGCCACCCTCACCTACGATTATCCACAAGACAGAGCAATAGACGGATATGAAAAACTATTGTATGATGCTATCAATGGGGACCAGTCTAACTTTGTCCATGCTGAAGAAGTCATGGAGAGTTGGAGGATTGTAGATGACCTTCTGTGTACTGGTGATAGTTGTCCAATTCGCACTGCACCTTATATCTACTGTGGCGGGTGGGGTCCCGAACACAAAACACAATTGATAACTAATTGGGATTATCCAGCATGAACCAAACCAAATTAAAAGAACTTATCCGTACACTCAAAGAGTTGTTGAGTGAGTTAGAATCGGAGGTATATTCGGACCCCTCTAAATATCTCCAGTCAGATGATTGGAAGGTTAGTATAGGTGACGACAACGACGGAGACCCCGACTGATTATGAAAACCCATGGACCTTCTTGGAACGGGATTTTAATTCTTGCGATGTTCTGGACAACTATGGTTTTGTTTATGTCATTACCAATCTCTCCACAGGTAGACAGTACATTGGGAGAAAATATTTTTGGTCCTTCAGAACACCGCCAGGGAAGAAAAGAAAGGTAAAACAGGAATCAGACTGGAAGAAATACTACGGTTCCTGTCCTGAATTAAAAGAAGACTTAAAAAAGTTCGGCAAAACGAACTTCAAAAGAGAGATTTTAAGCCTACATAAAACAAAGGGACTCACAAACTTTGAAGAGACCCGACAATTATTTCTCAACAATGTACTTACGGAGGCTATGACAGATGGGACGCCTGCATACTACAACTCGAACATCCTTGGTAGGTACATGCGTAAAGACTATTTCAAGACTTGACCCCTGACCCTCAACCTGCTATACTATGGAGGTTCGCAAGGAAGTCATGCACGAGTTTTCCCTCTCCGAAAAGTACCAGGGCGAAGAGTACTGGGAGTATTTCGAGAACATCATCGACACCATTCATACTCTTGCCGAGCAAGGGTTTATGGAGGATGCTGAGCGGCAATCTCGTCGTTACTTTGCTGCGACCCAATTGGGTCAGTAGTTCAGCGGATAGAACAACGCTCTTCTAAAGCGTGTGTCGCAGGTTCGATTCCTGCCTGACCCGTTGCCCTTCGGGGCATACGGTCCATTGCTAGAAACATATGACTACAGCACAGAAGTTTGCGACTGCTCGTACCATTTTGGAAGCAGCAGTACAGGGCGACGTAAATCTTGATGCCGAGTATCCTACTCTTTTCAAGAATGTCTTTAAGTTTTACGAGGACAAAGGCGTCGATTTTTACGGTGATGTAGAAGAAGATTATGCTATTCTGATTGACCACCTTGAAATGGATTTGTATGAAACCTAAAGTTCTGCTTGAGCGTTTCCCCTATCGTTATGTTGAGTGCGGAACCCTGGAAAATGGGTTCCCTGATTACCGTATTCAGAAAGCAGACTACTATACCAAACGGTATAGCGACATGTACCTCTGTGACAATGGTATGCAAATGACCACTGCCATGGAGGACTTTGAATACACCAAATGGTTGGACCCCGAAAGAGTCCCCTGTTACATCAAAGACACCGTATCATGAATTCCTATCAAAAAGCAGTAAAAGCACTTGAAGATTGCGTCAAAGACGCAATGGAAAATGATGTTGATGCTCCTCTCCAAATGGAGATTTGGCGTCACTATCAAGGTGTAAAAGCAATCGCTAGACAGCTCAAGGAGAGTGACTATCAATTTAACCTTAATACAGATGATTACATTCCTTACGATATTGGGGACAGCAGTTCTCCTGTCAATTTTGGTGCAGCCGAAGCAGTACCCTTCTCCAGTTATGGTCAAGATACAATCACGTTCTCCTAAATAAAACGTCTTTGCCATTAGACTATAAACTAGATGGTTGTCTGCGCGACCGTCGTAATATAATCACCCCCCTCTTCGGAGGGGGTTAATAACTATGAAGTACAATTGGACTGAAATTGATTACGGACATTTCTTTGGTTGTTGGGAGCCCGACGACAAAAGTGTTTGCGATGAACTAATTGAGTTTTTTCACTCATGCGAAAACATAGAACGCATGAGTGGAACAATTTACAATAACCAAGCAGGCAAAGCAGTTATTGATAAGACTCAGAAAAACTCTACTGACTTGTCTATCTCCACTCAGTACATGCACCCTACGGTTAACAAGTATAGGGAGTTTCTGAGAGAAGTGTTTAGGTTGTATGCGGCAAAGTTTCCTGCCTCTGATATGACTGCGCCCTGGAATCTTACAGAACCATTTAACATTCAGCACTATCCTCCTGGAGGAGGGTTCTTTAGTTGGCACACAGAACGTTCTGGACCTGGACATCCAGCAGTGTACCGACATCTAGTCTTTATGACATACCTCAACGATGTTGAGAAGGGTGGTGAGACTGAGTTCTATCACCAACAAGTAAAAATTAAACCAAGAAAAGGGCACACACTCATTTGGCCATCTGATTGGACTTACCGCCATCGGGGTATTGCTGCTCCTAAAGAAGACAAGTACATTGCTACTGGTTGGTTGGATTTC